GGTCCGGTCAAGACCACCATCGTACTGTTCTCACAACTGAGCAAATAGTCATGTGTGATGAACTCTATTCGAGTGGTCTGACTTATGAAGAAGTTGGGAAACGTTTTAATGTATCTAGACACACTGTTTCTAGACACATTAAGAATTATCGTAGAGACACAGAACGTTCAGAGACTATCCCGTGAAGGGAGTAGGGAATAAGCTTAGGATTCCCGAAATAGTAGGGGTCTGTTCCAAGCGACAGATCAAGATATAGTCCGATCTTACATGAAAGTGTAAGCAGCTTGCATAAAGCGGGGAGTGTGGTTGCGCTCACTCCTGAACATACATGAAATTACCGTACTACCGTTCTATGGTCGGGGCCGTTAAAGCGAATACCCAGGCAGGGCGTGGTGGAGCCTGTACCACATATTACAGCATCTACGACCCTGAAGTTGAAACCATCGTACGCCTGAAGAACCCCATGTCCCCAGAAGACAAGAAGATTCGGGGCATGGATTACGCATTGATGGCGAACGAGTTCGCGGCTAAGAAAGCGGCTAAGAACGAAAAGATCTTCACGTGGAACCAGAAGTCAGCTCCTGATCTGTGGGAAGCCTTCTTCTCTTCAGACCAACAGAAGTTTGCTGAGGTTTACGACCGTTACGAAAACGACCCAGCGTTTAAAAAGAATTACATCGATGCCCGCGAAATTATCCTCGCAGCACACACAGAAGGGTTTGAGACAGGTCGCGCTTACCTCCTCTGGATTGACGAGGTTAACCGACACACACCGTTTAAAGACCCCATTTACTCGTCAAATCTGTGCGTGGCACCTGAAACAAAACTGCTTACCAATGAAGGGTACAAAGAAATTCAGACCCTGGTTAACCAGAAGGTTGTTGTTTGGAACGGTGAGCAATGGTCCGAAAGTGTAGTCATGAAGACCGGCACCAACCAAAAGCTGATTAAGGTTGTCACCGATTCAGGACATGAAATCGACTGTACACCTTACCATAAATTCTACGTATTTGACGGTTACACCAAACCGTACAAAGAACTGCGTGCATATGAGCTGAAGCCTGGCCATAAGCTGGCTAAGTTTGACCTGCCACTTATTCAAGGATATAAAACATTGGATAAGGCGTACATCAACGGCTTCTATAGTGCGGACGGTTCTGATACCAGACAAGGTCAATGTATCTATTTGTACGGTCAAGAAAAGATGTTGTTGATTAACCGCTTCGAAGGTGGTAAAGGCAACTGGACCCTACAAGAGCAATATAACCGAATCTATAAACACTACAACGATCTTAAACCCAAGTTCTTTGTACCTGGCCCTGAATATACGGTTCAGGATAGACTTACTTGGTTAGCCGGTTACCTAGATGGGGATGGCTGTGTTTACCGTAACGGCGATAACCAGCAGTTGACCGCATCGTCTACAGAATGGCAATTCCTGCAAGACATTCAGCTGATGCTTCAAACCTTGGGTATAAACTCTAAGATTGTGGCTGGGGCTGATGAGGGTTACAAAAAAATGCCACTAAACGACGGTAGTGGTGGTAAAGGTGACTTCTTCTGTAAACAGGTTTGGCGACTGCTGATAAACAGTACCGATACACAGAAACTACTTTGGATGGGTATCCCTCTGGGTCGTCTTGTGGTGATCCCGCACGAACCTAATCGTAACGCCAACCACTTTATCAAAGTGGTGGATATAATTGATGAGGGACGTCAAGACGATACGTACTGTTTGAATGAACCGCTTCGACACACAGTCATGTTCAACGGCATCCTCACCGGACAGTGTTTGGAAATAGCCCTTCCTACAGCGGGTTATCCTGACATGAAACACCTCTACTCGTCTGAGGACCATGGTAAAGGTGAAATTGCTCTGTGTAGTTTAGCAGGGATTATCCCCGCTAACATTAAAGATGACGAAGAGTATTACACCACGGCCTACTACGCCCTTCTGATGATCGATGTGTGTATCCACAAAAACGATTACGTCTTTGATCACCTGGAAGTGACAGCCACCTCTCGTCTGAATGCCGGGGTCGGTCTAGTAGGTGTGGCGCATGACATGGCTAAACATCGACAGAAGTATTCCACCAAGGAAGGTAAACAATACCTCCATTGGTTGGCTGAACGTCACATGTTTATGTTGATCAAAGCCTCCCTTCAGCTTGCTAAAGAGTTGGGTCCGGCTCCCTGGATTCATAAAACCAAGTGGGTGGATGGTTGGCTCCCGATTGACACCTATAAGAAAACAGTGGACACTGTTGTCCCAAACGACCTTGTTTACCCTTGGGAAACTATCCGACAAGAGATTGTTGAAGTCGGCGGCATCCGTAATAGCTGTCTGGTGGCACACATGCCTGCTGAGACCTCCTCTAAGGCCTCAGGAACGTCGAACGGTATCTATCCGATACGTAGGCTCTCCCAGCTTAAAGGGGACAGTGACGTCGTTATACAGTGGGCTGCGCCCGAGTCAGGTAAACTAGGTAAGTATTACGAACCGGCTTACGAGATCCCCGTTAAGGACATGATCGAATGCTACGCAATCTTCTTTAAGTTTACCGACCAGTCTATCTCAGCTGACCTCTGGTATTTGCTGTTGATGGGACAGACCGTTACCTCTAAAGAACTCCTGAAGAACTACTTCTACATGACGAAGCTCGGCTTTAAGTCACGCTACTACGTTAACATGCGCACCAGTGACGGTGTCCATTTCGAAGAAGCGGTAGAAGTAGAAGGTGTGGAAGAGAAAGGGTGTGTCGGCGGTGCCTGCTCACTGTAATTGAATACTGGAAGGACTCTTTTTATAGAGTCCTTTTTTATTTTTTGCTCTTTGAAGTTTCTGGAGTCTTGGAAGATGTCTGAAGCACCCGTTATTAAGAACAGTCACATTTTCAATACCGAAAAAACCGATTACGAAAACCCCAGTATATTCCTAGGTGAAAACCCTGGTTTGTTCGACACCATCCATAAACGGTATCCTAAAATTTGGGAACTGTATAAGGAGATGAAGCATCTCCAGTGGGACGAAAATGAATTCAACTTCGGTGAATGTAATGTTGAATTTAAAACAGTGCCACGTGCCACCTACGAGATGATGCTGCTGAACCTGGCGTATCAGTGGGAAGCCGATTCAATGGCCTCCCGTTCTATCAGCGGTATCGTTTCCTTGTACAACCCAGCCCCTGAAGTGTGGGCCGCTTGGCAGGAGATTTCGTCCAATGAAGTAGTACACGCCGCTACTTATTCAGAAATCATCCGTAATAGTTTTGATGACCCCACTGAAGTGCTGGAGTGGATTCTCAAGATTGAGCAAGCAGTGGGTCGCCTTTCCCACGTTGCCGAGGTCATGGGTGAAGCCCACGATCGCGGACACAAATTTGCGCTGGGGCTGGTGGAGAACGACCAGGATACTTATAACGCGATCTTTATGTTCACGGTGGCACTCTTTGCACTGGAACGTATTCAGTTCATGTCGTCCTTTGCGGTCACGTTTGCTATCTGTGACGCCAGTCTTTTCCAGCCAATCGGCAAGTCAATCCAGAAGATTGCCAACGACGAGTTTAAAATTCACGTTGAAATGGACCGCGAGGTCCTTCGAAATGAGCTTAAAACTAAACGCGGTAAGATTGCACTGGAGCAGTGTTCTGATAAAATCAAGAAACTGATAGACGAAGTTACCAATGCTGAGTTGCAGTGGATCGATTTCCTGTTTTCAGAAGGGCGTGAGCTGGTGGGTGTGAATGCCGACCTTATGAAGAAGTGGGTCTTGTTTAACGCACGTCCGGTGTACGAATACTTCAAAATGAAGCCGGAACACAAATGCCCTACCACCAACCCATTGAAATACATGGAAGACTGGTTGGATATCTCTAACATCCAGCCTGCGCCACAAGAACAGGACATTGGGGACTATAAGGTCAACGTAGTCCGTCGAGACGATCAAGACGAAATGTTTGACGATTTTGATTAATAGAAAAGCCAACACAAAAGGGGAAAGGAACATGACAGACCATACTGAAGTTAAATTGTTGATCAGTAACCTGGTGGGGAAGGGATTGGATGACGTCGTAGGTGAAATCCTGAAACAGAACCTGGAAGAGAACGTCAAAACCGTGGGGGGCGAAGACCTCACTGTGGCGGACGCCGTCACTGCCTTGACTGAGAATTTTGAAGAAGACCTTCTTTCACTGTTCCCGGTCCTTACAAGCATCGCAGGGTTCTTTGATAGTCAGGTTAAGTTCAAAGTCATCCGCAAAGAAATTGACGAAGGTAAGATCTCCCGGATGGTGATTCCACCCGAAACCAAAGAAACAGATGACGGTGTTCAGATGCACGTACCTGGTATTGTGTACACCATGGGATTTACTGGCCATGAAGGGATCGAGTTTGTAATCTCCTCTAACGCCCCAGAACAGTTCCTAAGCGAAGTTATTGCTGGAGTGGCTGATATGGTGGGGGGTGACGAAACTCTCTCAGGTAAGCTTAAAGGCGGGGAAGGGGCGATCCTTAAAGGTTTCTTCCAGGTGGATGAAGAAATCAAGTACGACGCCCGTATCATTCCAGTGGGTCGTGAATCCGTCATTGCTAATGGTTGTGTCGCATACGACTCAGATGAACTGAAGGATCTTTTCGAAGATACCCAGTTTTACCAGATTTTCATGCCAGACCCCAAAGGGTTTTTCCCGGGCGATGAAAACTACAATGTAGACTTTGGACAGATAGTATTTTAAACCCGTTTAACTATTGAGACACTGCTTTAGCGGTGTCTCGCTTTTATACGCCTAGTTTAAAAATAATTCAAGTATATATTATCTAAAAGAATCCACTACTATCTACGGAGATTTAAGATGACTGATGCTAAGGTGCTGGAAGAGTTAAGGCGTGAAAACCTCTATTTGAAAGAGGTTCAGAAACAGTACCGTAACTATCGGAACACTGTGCGCAATATGTTGATGACAGGGGAACTTAAACACGACGCTGTCAAAGTGATTGAGACACCCCTTTTTAACCGACCCATTTTAGCCAGTGACGGTGGAGTGGACTGGTACGGGGAGGTTACGAGTGAGGAATTGATTTCTGGTAACGCGTTAGCCAGCCTGATTGGATTAACGGTAGGTAACGCTCAGCACTCAGACGCAGGCTGGCTATACGTAGGCTTAGACGGTCAGGAGTTACTCATCGCAAAGCGTCCTTTGCGACACAGTCTCAGTTGGGACCAGATCAACGCTGTCAACGCGGTGTACGGAAACCGTACCGTAGAAATAAACGGACAGCAGTATAAAGTCCGCCTCCCTAAAGGGGCGAACAGTGATCCTACAGTACCTGACACGTCAGGCTGGGACGTTCCTTCCTCCCACGGTTCGGAGTGGAACCGTATTTTCTACCGGTTAACCAATGACACGCACACCGACGCTCGGAATACCAAAGCGTCTGAGGGAGAGTTTACTCACTTAGCCCAGTATTCCGAGAGTGATTTAATCCTCGATTACCGGACCGGTAACGGGAGTTACAGCTGGTGTCAAGAAAGCGTAGGGGGTTACCGCGTCATTCGCGGTGACTATGGTGTTTCTCTCTTGTATGGGGGTACCCCTTCGCTTGTGTCTTCGGACAGCGGTTGGCGTCCCTTCCTGGAACGTGTATAAGGTGAAGAATCATGAAAATGCCTGACACAATTTCAGCTATCTCATGCGATGACATGGTTAATTGGCACATCGAGAACTCGCGCAGTCTGGTAGAGTTACATTTACCCATACCGATGTACCACCCTTTCACTGTAGCAGCGTTTAATGTCCCAGAATACCTTTCGGCACGTTTGGCTAAGAAGTTCCTTAAAGCTTTTGAGAATGAACCTCTGGTCTTAACGTACAGCATGAAAGGACATGACTTCATTTGTACAATGGTGTACCGTGATAAGGTATACATGCGAACCAATGAAGCGTTGGGACAGTTCTTGGGTTGGCGTAACGTACCTGACTTCAATACTGGTAAATTCACTTGCAGTGCCTATAGTGGCATTGTTAGATTAGTTTAATTAAGAGTCAATGAAAAATGGATATTAATTACGTAGTACCTGAAAGTCTCCTCCCCAAAGAACAATTCAATAGCGTTAAGGTGAAACATCAGATCAGTACGATCGACGAGATTCTTCGTAACGACGAGGATCGTGATGCGTATCGGTTGAAGGACTCTTCTTTCATTGGATTCGAATTCCCGTTTATGTCCCATTCGGGAGAAACACTCCTGACTGCTGACGAGTTCGCCGTCCTGGAGCGATTCTTCTTAAGTCAAGGATGGACTCACGTCAATGGGTCAATATCAAGAAAAGGGATTTCGGGGATTGTTTTGAGCTACCGCCCTGTCTAATACCGAATTATAACTGTGTAAAAAAGGAATTGTCAAAATGGCTAAAGTTTATTGCTTGTACCACAAAGATTGTCTGGACGGTTTTGGTAGTGCCTGGGTTGTAAACCGTTTTCTCGCAAATAAAGGGGTCCCATCCACCGATGTCAGTTTTATCCCCATTACGTATGGTGAACCACTCCCGCCCATGAAACCTGGTGCTGAAGAAGTCTACATCGTGGATTTCTCATTCCCTCGTGACACGCTTCGCGCTATCTGTGCGGCACATGAAACGGTATACGTTTACGACCACCATAAAACCGCTAAAGAAGCTCTGGTGGACTGGGTGGATAAACCTGATAACCTTTTCATGGTGTTTGACATGGAACGCTCCGGTTGTCAGATTACCTGGGATGAATTGATGGGTCAGATTAATGAGCGCCATCCTTTAATAAACCATGTTGGTGACCGCGACCTCTGGAAGTTTGCTCACGAAGACACCCAGCCGGTGACGCGTATGCTTTACTCGACCCTTTTTGATTTCAAAGTATGGGATCGGCTAGGGGAAAGTATCAGAACCGAGGAGGGCAGACAGATTCTCCTTGAAGTGGGCTACGCACTGATGGGTGACGACCAGAAGAAAATTACTTGGCATATTGACAACACGTTGAATATGGCGACTATTGGTGGTTACTCTGTCTTTGTCACCAATACACCTAAGTACATTGTGTCAGAACTCAATAACCTTTTGTTAGAAACGCAAAATTGTCCACACGGTTTTGTGGCGGCGTACCACGATAGTGACAAAGGTCGCGTCTTCCGCCTTAACTCACTCAATGGTAGTGGTGTTGATGTTTCTGTTATCGCCAAAAAATACGGAGGGGGCGGACATAAACACTCTTCTGGTTTCACAGTCCCTAAGGGTCATCCACTAACACAATTTTGAAAATTGGGAGATCATGAAGCGTAAACTTACATCGTTTAAAAGAAGGGCTTAAACATGACTAATGGTAAGGTAATTGAGGGAGTCTATACAGCGACTGACTTTAAGGCGGCTGTATCTGTACTGGACACCATACATTGTAGTTTGGAGGACCACGTAGTTGATAAAGGTTATCCGGTAGAGCGAACCCCTGTGATCGTTGGAGGTAAGGAGGTTCCCTTAGAAGACCTGTCCTACCCTGTACTTCTGATGGGGGTTCGTGATCGTAAATCAGCTAAGGTGGTTCTGTACGCCGCACCTTTACCTAACACGGAAAGTGCGGTCCCAACACGTAAAGTCGTATGCGCAGCCTGCAGGAATGGGGATTACACATTAGTGGGTCCCCGTCACTTCTGTTCTGTTATGCACACCCAAGCAGACGCCTATCTGAAGTTAGGGTTGGTTGATGATCGTAAATGGGAACAGGGTTTCATTGACCAGTGGGAGAGGTTCATGGATCGCCATGAGGCTTTATTGGTAGCTTTGGCTGCCGGTCAACCAGTGGACTTTGAACGCAACGGTGGGTCCGGTAAAGAACTGTACAGTGAAGGACTTTATTAAATCATGACTAAGACAGTTACGACTAAGTGTTTGGATAACAACACGCGGGGCACAGGGGCTGACGTGAGTGTATTGGAAGTGGGTGCGGCATATGAGGTTGACCGTGTAGAGGTACATTCTTGGAACACACTCATTTACCTGAAAGGGTATCCTCAGGGTTTCAACTCTGTACACTTTGATTTAGATTTGGACCCCTATTTATCGGCGTGGTGGAACCAACAGTTGACACCCTAACACTTCTAACCAGGTGGTTTAATAGAGTGTCGCACGGATTTTTTTAAAACGATTAACCTTTTACTCTAAAGAGAGGTAGTCAAGATGGACCTAGAAACAGATGAGTTCAAAAAGGAACTTTTCTTAAAAATAGTCGACATAGTCGGAAAACTAATGGGGGTTAAGAACCCTGTTACCCGTTCTGTTTATCGCGATATGTTACTCAGTCAGGTCGAACGTTTTGAAAGTGACCCTAGCGCCAACTGGTTAATTACTCCGGTAAACGCTAACAGTTCTTTCCTGAACCAACCTTGGAAAATAGAGTTTTTTCAGACTGAACTGAAGCGTCAAATGACTGAATCGATTTTTACCAGCGACCCGCTTGCACAAAAGGAGTTAGTTGTACAAAAACTAAAGTCAGCAAATGAGCACTCGAGTGAACCATTTGTGTTGAAGAGCTATTTCAGACACTTTGTCGAAGTGGGGTTGGGTATGACATTGGAGGGTGATTGAAAATGGAATTGAAATATTTTTATGTCCCTGAAACCATCTATACGGTCTGTACAGAGAACTAATGTGAGGAAAGTAAAATGACATACACAATCCCTAAAGAACTGATCAAAATGTTGGATCGCAATATTTTTGTTGCCGCTAAAGGCGGTTATGGCAAAACAGCCCTAATTAAAGCCCTAGGGGCTGAGTTGTTGAAAAGTTATAACCTGTCCGAATGGGTTTATCTATCCGAATTTGCCAGTGCTGGGAAAGGAACCTTAGCTGGGTTGACTATGGCGGACAAACCAGAAAACGTTTTGTTCATATCCGATATGTTTTACCAGCCACCGAGCGAAATCGTTTACGGCGGTGAAATTCGCAGTGCCCGAATCACCGAACCGTCATTCCCGGATGAGGACGCTGACAGGTTAATTATAGTCCCGTGTGCTGACGTCGCTTCATACAAAGAAAGGATGACCGTGGTTATCGCTCATTCTGAACGCTTTGAAGACACACTAACTCAAACAGTCACTGTTTATCCAACAACCGATATTTCTGTAGAACCTCTGGGTACGTTTACCGTAACACTACCACTCCCGAAACCTAACCTAGGGGATCTATACAAAGCGGTTAAGCCAAACACTTTTATGGAGTTCGTAGATGCAGTCCAAAACGTGACTTTACCATCCCGTTACTTGACACCAACGTTGCGAGGACTTCGTGTTGCGATTAATAGCGGAAAAAATTACACATTGGTCATTCCTCAAAGTGAGACGCCGCCTGTACTATTTGAGAACGGGTTAAAAGAGGTAGGAATCCCTCTCAGAGAAATGTATCACGCCGCTGCGATTATCGAAATCGAAACCAATACACCGGCGGTAGATTTAGGTAAGGTGGCGCTGGTCACGATTAAAAAGTGGGGAGATCACAATATCACGCGCTCGTGTTTTACTATAGGGGCTAAGGACAGCAGCCTTATAGAACAGTACCTTAAAGGTTATGAACGCCGTAACCAACAGGACTCGTTTTGTGTGTCGCCACCTGTACGCGTTATTTCAGCTGAATAATCCAACCAACTGTTAACCCGGAGAGTCAGGTATGAAAATTATAGGAATTGCAGGGATAGCTAAAAAAGGTGTAATTGGAAACGGCGGCGATCTCCCCTGGCACTGCAAAACTGATTTGAAGTTCTTCAGACGTGTGACAGAGGGTAACGTGGTTTTGATGGGGCGAAAGACGTTTGATTCTCTCCCCGGCGGTCCCCTCAAAAAACGCGTCAACGTAGTGGTCAGTAAAGAACATGAACCAGTTGATCCCCCACACTACGTGGATGTTCAAATGGGCGACTACTACGTCTTCAATGATCTTGAGCGTGCGATTAATTGGTCTACCGGTTATAGTCGGTATATTGAAGCCGATCAGTTTTACGTGATAGGAGGGGCGACTATTTATGAACAAGCCAATCCTTATATCACAGACTGGCTCATAACGCACATCCCCTTGGAGATTGAAGGTGACACTACCTTTCCTATTGATTTAAAACAGAAAACGCCCTACCAGACCGGAAAGTTACAGGTGACCTATAATGACCCTTTGAAGTCCAATAACACTAAAAGGGAATATGTGGGATTTATACCCTTTGTTTATTATTTTAATGGGTCTCCTGATAAACTGGTACTCCTGGATAAAGCTGGGGTGAGTGATTCAGACGTCGTCTTGACATTGGAGTCAAACTTGTACACTGTCCGAATCTCGAACAGTGACATAATCGAACGTGTGAACGAAATAGAAAGCGCTTACCTCACCCCGATCGTCGACTTGGGTGTCCCAGGGTAATAATACACTGTCTGTTAAAAGTAACTTAAAGGGGGTTTAGTATGACTAACCCCCTTTGTTTTATTTTTTTATTTATAAAGGTTAAAAAGAAATGGGTAAAAAACGTAACCGTTATAACTGGACGGCGGCACTGCGCACGCTTAAACAGCTAATAACGCCTGAACATTATGAAATAGTGGTTAAGTCTAAAGGGAAGGCGTTTGATAGTGAAGGTGTGGATTTAGTAAAAGATCTGGTCATTAACATGTACAGGTCCTACAAAACCAAGGTTATTACGGAAGAAGTGTTTAAAAACACTGTAATCCTCAATGTGGTGAGTGGCGTCATTTACAAGAACTTCATCAACCGGGTCACTAAAGGGATTGAAGAAAAGGGTTATAGTATCGTGTCGACGATGGCTGATGCTAAAACTAAATACGGGTCGACGTACACGGTCGGACTTTCTAAGACCTTGGGGTATGACCTCGTAATCATTAATAACGCACACCCTGATAATCGACACCAAGTCCTACGCGACACGTTAGCCAACTTGTCAGGTATCACTAAATCGGATTTGGATGGTGCCGTCATCAACTTTACTGAAGGGGATAGAGTACAGTTGATTAAGACGTCCCCGTCTAAAGTAGTGAATACATATGCACCGTATATTCCAACTGTGTTGAGTAAAGGACATGAGCTAACCGTTTTCCAAATTGTGTATCCGAATGAAAATGGTCTTTTACCGATTGATCAAGGTTATGAGTTATCGGAACTCCATCCTGTTTTTAACCAGGATTAAGAAAAATAAGGTATAAAACATTGACGCTTACTCTGAAGAATAAAGTGGGTATTGTGAAAGAACTGTCCCTGGTAACAGACAACTTCAGTCACACACGCCCTTCCGCCATCATCCTGAACAACGGTCGAGTACTTGTGGTTAACGTCAAGGGCATTCGACAGATCGACATAGGTAAGAACGACCTACTGGTTAGGATTCAGAAACTCTGTGTGGGTATGGGTCGCGTTGATAAGTTAGTCTCTTGTACACGTGACCTTTATGAAAACAAGCCTGTACCAAGTGACGGTGGTAAACTAAAAGAGTGGTCATTAACTAAGTGGTCACTCGGTGAAGACGTTTGGTACACTTTTAAGTAGTTATTGGTGATTTACGTGAAACCAGCCAATAGTTAAAAGGAATGGACATGGAAATTAAACTGGTGGAGTTCGGTAAAAACGGTTACCCCATTACCAATAGAACGTTAAATTTACTCGAGACGTTGTGTGCAGAAGAAAGTTTAACAGTGGGGGCAGTTCGACCCATTAAAACTAGACACACGCATGAATTGGTTTTTAAACGGGAATACCGAACGTTTAAACCCTCCAATATAGTCGGTAAGGTTGTAGACATCGAATACGATTTTAGTCCGGAGGGACTGACACTCTTTGGTCGTCTGGTGGCGGAAGGGAACAAAAAAGAAATTTTAGAGGCAGCTATTCGCGTATACCAGAACAGTGTCCCACTGATCCCACGGGCATTGACTGAATACGTAGACGGTAAATTTGAATTGGTCGAGTTATTAGGGTTTGACTTATTCTTGGATGACCAAGATGTCCACAACTTAATGACAAGACATAGTGATAATGTTGAAGGTTACTCACTGTCACTGGTGTGATGTACGCAATTAAAGGGGAATAAAGAATGTCTATTTTGTCGGATGCTACGATACGGGCCCTCTGTACGGAAGAGTGTTTTTGGGCGGGTGATTGGGTGCCCAGTAATGATCGGTCAGGTGACAATCTAGGTGTAATAGAGCGGACACTTGAAGGAACGGCTATCACTAACACCGGTGGGCCAATGATTGAACCCTTCGTTGATCGCTTGGTGCGTGAAAACAATGAAGGGGAAAAAATCATCTCGTATGGGTTGACCAGTTATGGTTATGATGTACGTATCAAAGATGAAGTGAAGTTGTTTACCAATGTCAACAACGGTGTGGTTGACCCGATGTCACCAGACGAACGTTGTTTTGTAGACGCCACTATACAGACAGACGAAAAAGGTAACCGGTTTTTCATACTCCCTCCTAACAGTTATGCGTTGGCAGTTACGGAAGAGTATTTCCGAATCCCCGAAAACGTGATGGTGATCTGTGTAGGTAAATCAACGTACGCACGTTCTGCCATCTTAATTAATACCACACCCATTGAGGCTGGTTTCGAAGGGGAGGTTGTGATCGAAATTTCAAACGGGTCTAATCTCCCTGTGAAGGTGTACGTGGGTATGGGTATCGCCCAGTTCATGTTCTTCCGTGGTAACCAGAAATGTGAAACCAGTTACGGCAAACGGTCTGGTAAATATCAAGGACAGCGTGGTATCACACACTCTAAAGTGTAAATAGTAAATCAGGCACTAAGAGTCTTCCTTTTGGGGGACTCTTTTTTTTTTGCCTTCTACAGTAGGGATCTTATGATTAGCCATTGATAGATAATCATGAGGATATTGTCGCCATGAGTGATATTAGAACGGTCGTATTGAAACACAGTACGGTTTCAAACAAAATGCCGACACCTAGCGATTTAGAGGTAGGTGAGGTCGCTATCAATTTAAAAGACAAAAAGATTTTTACTAAAGATGATCTTGGTTCAGTTCAACGATTAGGTGTTACGCCAGACGAAGTTCTTCTACTGGGACATGGAATAGTCTTTGCAGGATACGTAACGGTAGGTTCTGACACTACACACCTTATATCGGTTCCAGATACCAATAACACCCCTGAACTTTACAGGGATAGACTGTTAAGTGATTATGATTTAATGGGCGCACACATTACAGTTAAGGTGTTGGATATAGACCCTAGTTCCCCCACACATGAAAGTTGGATCGAAGCTGACGGGATCGTAACTAAAGGGTTTTTGGACCAAGTGACACCTAAATTTGTTATTCATAACCACTACGAAACTTCCCTACAGTTTTATGTGCGTATAGATGTGCCAAGAAAAGTTTAAATAAAACGAGGACAAAAGACGATGAGTAATGTTTCTCTGGATCTGGAACCTAGACATTACTTAGGTCCGCAAACAGCAAATTGGGTAATCAGCGATCAAGTTGATCGCCTAAGCTTCACAGAAAACGGGCCCCAACCTACGATATCCGAATACATAGCGTACGATACACTTTCTCCACCAAACCCTTTTATCGCGGTTACACAGGACGGTAGGGGGAATGTAGTCTATGATGGCGGGTTCCCAAAATTCTACAATATGTATGCCCCAGCTGCGGGAGTGAGCAGCTTTTCTGGTTTATCAGGGACGCATAAGTATTTCTATAATGCACTGAATTGGGTCGCTAATACAAGTAAGACAGCGGTAGGTAATAGGAAGGTGCTTTTGTTGGGGGATAAAACCAGCAGCCCCTCCTATTGGGTCAAAGACACAACCAACAACACCGGGTTCTCCACCACCCTCACTAGGTTAGCGAACATAGCTAATTTCCAGCTGACAATCAAAGACCCGAGCGATTACGGTGGTGTATTAAACCCTACACTCAGTGAACTAGAGCAGTACGTTGCCGTCGTTTACATAGCCAGTCAAAATGTTAATGGCCCTAGTTACCTTTCTAACCAAGCGGTCACTAACCTTGTGACGTATCGGGAGAATGGGAACGGTCTGATAATGGTGTGTGACCACGGTCCTGATTTTAACGACATCGTCAGTGCATCTTCACATTCGTCACCCGATTTCATTGCTTCGGCAAATAAACTTGTTTCTAACTTCGGTGCCTATTTTACCGGGTTCCATGACAGGACTCCGGTGAACGTAGGCTTTTTAAGAACCACATACGGTGACCACCCGTTGTATAGCGGACTGTTGGATAGCGAAGACGTGTATGCTGGTGGGTCGGAGTCGGCTGTTCGCGTTGCCAGTTACCCTACATTCACTAAGGTCGATGTCCCCGCGCTCAGTATGGACTCGGCAGGTCAGTACACGTTCAGTGTCTTGGCTATATTGAAGGACGGTAGTACAGAAACCTACCGTTTTGTCTACAGTATTATCGAAGGTGAAATACTGAGATTCAAAAACTCAAGTAATCAATACATCACTGAGACCGAACCCAGTTTTGGACACACAGTGGATTTCAATATAGCCGTGGAAGGACAGAACCTAGGTACTCTGAGGGGGGATGTCCTTAAAAGTGGGGCACAGGTAGGGAATTTCCAGTTCGACGAAGTGAATGGGTTGCGAGTCAATTGGTTTGCTGGGAACGGGGAAACCGTGAGTATCAATAATGGTGACCTTATAGAAGCTAGGATTCACACACCTTTTGAGTACACGAGCACACTGATTACTAGGCGACACGACGCCCCACTAGCCAATGTGTTTTCAAAAGCGAGAACGTTGCGGTTAATGCGGGATAGGAATTTGGTCAACGGTCAACCCGGTGAAAACATCCCCGAGATTTTTCAGGTATTGGATACAAACGTCCCCAACCTCAACCCTGCACTCAAACTTAATCCGTTGACGAACCTGGCGTTCATTCGAAGGTACTTCACGAACCAGCTGGATTTACCTGATACCACCGCGAATATATACTCCAGTGATGTCGACGTACAAAATGCGTTCACCAGTGTCGATAAAACACAAGTTATCATTGATGTTAATAATGTTCGTGTTTACCAATATGTGAATGAGCAATGGCGGCTGGTGGAAAACACTCACCCAAAAGATTTTTTAGGTAGTCCCAGAAAAGTAACTAACCCTGTAACGGGGAAAGCGTTCTTCCTGGAACCTACTGGGACAATTCGTAAAGTCAATTAATGAAGGACCTATAAAACATGTCAGACTTCAGAACCGTGATCTTAAAGCATTCTACAATTCCTGGAAAAAGACCTACCAGTGACGACCTGGAACAGGGGGAGGTCGCAGTTAATTTAGCCGATTTTAAGATTTTTACTAAAGATTTGAACGGTGTAGTCAAGGACCTTACTGTCAGTCCAGACAGACTGATAGAAGAATCGATTATGCTCAGTGGCAAAATAGACCTTAGAGTTTCTATTTCAGACATTGTCAACAACTTGACCACTGACGCCACCAACAGGCCGTTAAGTGCGGAACAAGGTAGGGTGTTAAAAGGTCACATAGATACCATTAACGCGGTACTGCAGAGTGATGACAACACTTTGGATGAACTCCAAGAGGTCGTTAACTTCATTAAGTTAAATCGTGCTGAACTGGACTCTTTAAGCGTCAACAGCATTGCTGGGTTAGAAGCCCGATTGTCGAGCCTTCAAGCCAGCAATGTGTCAACCAATACCGCCCTGAACACCCATAAAACGAGCGCGGACCACGATGGTCGCTACGTTAAACCTGCTGACTATGCCACATCCACTAAAGGCGGTACTGTAAAAATGCGTCTGGACGGTACTACACTTTACATTACCAACGATGGTAGTGATGCGTAAAAAAGTAAGATGGGGGGGTTTGATCATTGTCTATTATAGTTAATGGCGTTCAAGTTGATCGTGTTTTTTCCAACGGTGTGGAAATGAATGAAGTATGGGAGAACGGGGTTAAAGTCTTTGAAAAAGGTCCAACCGAAACTACCTTATTAAGTGGGTCCTACACCATATATGCAGGTACAAGTTACCTGGGAATTTCCCTTAACCCTAGAAGTAGTACCAGGGGAAGGTTAACTAATGGTCGTTCGAAACAGGTGAGGGTATACATTGATCACTTTTGGGAGAACGCTACTTTTACCAAACAATATGTCAGAAAGTGGTTCACAATCAACCCTGGACAAACTGTGGAGTTCACAACATTCGTTTATGTCGATCGGGTTATTGTAACTTCCATCATTGAAGTAGGTTAAACTACTTTATCCTATGATAAAGTAATTTTTTACTGAACATAGGGTGAGACAATGGAACTGATGACATTCAACCAATTTGATGCACACGCCATGACCATCTATGACCACGCTGCAAGCGAGCAGCTTGGAGGTGATTATTGGTGTGTCGTCAACACTTTCCGTTATTACGTAGGGTCTCCCGACTCCAAAATGTGGGTAGAGGTACCTAAAGGGTATTTAACTGACGGTGCTTCTATCCCGCGACCCCTTTGGAACATTTTACCCCCTTGGGGAAAATATGGACAAGCAGCCATTGTTCACGACTACCTGTGCGACTATGGCTTTGTCTTAATGGACGGTAAACCTGTCGAGATCAACCGTGCAGAGACTGATAGGATCTTATCGGAGTCCATGGGGGCATTAGGAGTGCCTGCTCTGAAGCGCTCTATTATCATGTCTGGGGTGAATTTACACCGAGTGGTAATGAGACCGGGCACAACTAACATAATCCCTGAGAAGGCGGCTCTGGAGGAGGAGAGGGCCAACATCACCTTCTTATCAGACGAGTTAGTTAAACGTAATCGAGAGTATAAACGCCAGGGGGGCTAACCCCTGGCTTTATGCTGTAAATAAAGAATTTTCAAGTATATATTACAGACCTGAATGCGCTACAAAAAACTAATCAAAGTTAATGTAGTAAAAACTCGAGTTTCTAAGGAGAAACACAATGGAAAAAAGTCGTACTGAATTGTACCGTGAGATCCGTGTAGACATGGGTGAGGTCGAGGGGATCGTAAGGGAGATCCGTAAAACCGAAAAACTCCTCAGGGATCTCAAGCAAACATCCAGGGCTGGTCCCACTGTGGTCATGGACGGGACTGAGTTGTCCCATGACATGGCCAAATTAGCCAAAGCTTTGATGATCCGAGAACTCTCGGGTCGTTTGGAAGGGTTGTACCAGAACTACATCAAAACCCGTAACAGTCAGAAGTTCTACAGTGTCGATGATGCCGATGTTGAGTCTTTACGGGTGGACGAATTCATTTAAGGAGCTAAAAGAAATGAAAACTTTTATTCGCAAGCACAGATTCAAGCTCGAGTTGATCGGACTTGGGTTTGTGCTGTTCTTGATTATGGTTGATTGGGACCACCTGTTAGGTTGAGTCTTCAGTCAGCTTTAAATCCCTTACCCCTAAGGAGGGGTTAATAAATGGATAAAAAATACATGAACACCACTTACGGTAGGTTCTGGTTTGACAGTCGACCTGTCGTTAGGGATAAAACTCGGTCTGAGTCTTATATGGCAGCGGCAGAAAAACTGGCCTGGAGATACAACGTCGACAGGCTCCACATTTTTAAAACACCAAATGAAGCGGAATTCCTTTGGATGGTTCGGAACACCGATATCCTTAGGTATCTCATTGATAATGACATCCAATATGTCTTTGTGGGGGGATCGGACGATCCGTCTGGCAAAGGTGACTATGAAGAGGAGTTATTATTTTCGGTGGTTGATCGAAGCTTTATACCAGAACCACCGGGTTTAAAAGACGGAACTTCTTTATTCATAGGGGAGTTTGATTTTGTCAAACCGGTACGTAGTGGTGCCGGACACTTCCATCGTGAACTCACTAACTATCTTGATATCTGTGAGGACGATTTTGAAATAAACGATGACTACTTATCACAGTAAGTAGTCAAACCTTTTTATACCTAGTCCCTAAGGAGGGATTGATCATGTATAACGTAGATACCATTCTCTTTATTCTCCATTACCTGGCACTTTTTATGACCATGCTCGGTCTAGCAACCGGGTTGGTCACCTTTGGTGCCATCATAAATGCAGTGATTAAGGATGAATGTCCTTACGCTGCTGTGCGTGGAATCTTTTTCGGTGAAGGAGAATTCGAATGATTACCGATACATTTGCAAACTACGTAATCGCATGGGTGATGGCGACGTCACCCGTTCCGATGGAAAGTTCTCTTAATGAATACCTTTGTATGATAGAGGCTGTTCATTTCGAGAGTCGTGGGGAAGGATACATGGGGAAAGTGGCTGTTGCCAATGTTATCACCAGACGCGTGGAAGACACCCGATACTTCCCTAACACTGTGTGTGGCAATATTAACAAACATGCCGCCTTTGAGTATAAGCTCAAAGGGTTGAGTGGAATTCACCTGGATAACCCCAT